ACGGAATGTATTTCCATCTTCTACAAGGGAAACAATTTTATGTGACACTCTCTCTAAGTTAATTGTTGGTGTATCAGGATGTCCTAATTCACCTAATGCTCTATTTGTTTGGATGTATTCTTTATCGTAACGGGCAACTTCATTACGAAGTGTGCTCATCTTGTACATACGATTGTTTTTATTTACATCGTCACCTACTAGGTATATACCTTCAATATAAAGGTTCTTCTTACCTGATTCGGTTGCTTCTGTTAAATACTTAACAGCTTCAATGTGTTCTCTAATGAGTTTCATTTTAGTATCCTGTTAGACCGGTTGTGTATGTTGCTGTTTTAGTTATTTGCAAAATCAAAGTACCATCAGAACCGGTGTTTGTCACATAGATGTTTGCAGTAGGTGTATTTGCTATTGAAATATCATACTGTGATAATGGGAAGTCAGCACCATCACCAACAGTCATAATTAAAACACCAGATGCACTATCACCTCTGTAAATCTTCCAACGACCAGTGTTGGACGTTGCAATAACCTGAGTGATTGCAGCATGTGTAACAGTTTCTAATGAACTGTTTGCTGATAAACTGCCTAATGTGATGATTGTGTTATCATTAGCGGCAGTATTCACAACTCTGACAACAGAGCGTGAACGAAGTGAGTTTGTAATGTCAGTTGTAATTGCCATTTTATTTTATTCCCATTGATGCTCTTCTACGCATACTCATTTTTCTTTTCATAAGTGTGCGGCGTAGTTTAGCTCTTCTAGTTGTTTTCCATGAACGCTTTAACAAGCGTGCTTTCTTCATTCTTGCAGTCGCAGAAATTCTTTTAACTGTGTTGCCAGAAATTCTGTAACCTTTAATACCAGAGCGTTTTACATTCTTCTGAACAATAATACGGCCTTTGGCATTACGTCTTACTCTACGGCGAATCTTTTGGATTCTACCCATTTTAATTATGTTTGGGTTGCGTTTCTTGATAGCCTCATCAAGTTCTTCAACCTCTTCAAATCTGTCTTCTGCAACATAACGCTTTGCTTCTTCAAGTCTTTTCGCAGCGATAGCATTTAACTTGGCAAAGAGTTCTTCTTTTGCCTCAATTAACTTGTTATCTATAATCAGTCCAATAAACTTCATTTTGCGTGCTTGAAGGCAAATGCTGCAGCCTTCTCGAAATGTTCTGGTGACTTGTGTACCAAATCAGCGAACTTCTTTTTGTTTGCATCATTTAAAGCATTGTGTACTTGTGTAATAGCTGATGCGGTATACCCATCAACTTTACGAGAATGACCAGAAGCAAATTTAACAGGTTGTGCCTGTTTCTCTTTTACTATCTTATGTAGTGTGTTCATTACCGATTCTTCAATCTGAATTTCTTCGGCTTGAACAACAGAATCTAAACCATAAGGCACAGAGAATAATTTGTCTAATTGTTTGTTGTAATACAAGGCAACTTTTTGTCCGTCTGGATATAGACGAACTGCCTTACGCTTCAACATCAACACAACTGGTGGTTCTAGTGGCATATTACTTGCTTCGTTAAGGTCTTCTGCCTCAATAGCAATGTATTCTTCTGCAACTCTTTCGCCAACTTTTAATTTGTGTGCTCTGACTTTTCTGCCAGAAGGACTTAATTTATAATCAGCTGTATCAATTTCGACTGCGGCTTCATCTAATGATTCTTTAACTGCACGGCGTGCCTGCATGTTAATTTGTTTGTTATTAGAAATCAAATCTACCATCTTATTGAAAAGATTTTGTAGAATCATTTTATCGGCATTGTTAAACTGTGGTCGTTCTTCATGCATCTTATCTAAGATTTTATGAATACGTTGCATCTGTGCCTTATTGGCCAGACCAGCACGAACAAGAGTATCAAACTTAGAATAGTCTGACTTTTCTTCTTCAACAATGTGTCTAAAGTTTTCTAATGACTTCATTATTCTACAGCGGTATCTTCCGTATCTTGGACTTCAATTTCGGTTTCGTCTTCTTTGCCATTATAAAGATTCTTTGCTAGTTCTACTTTACGAGCTTCGAGTGTTTCAAATGCACGAGCAGAAAGCATATCACCTAACATTTCTTTTGCGGCTGCAGCATTACCTGCTGCCAAGTTGTCAATAAAATCTGATGTTTCCATTATAATCTCCAATTATCGTTTATTTAGTAATGCTGAAAAACGGTCCACATCTGAATCTAATTGTGGAGTTAATGATTCGTTTGCTGCATCATCTTGTGTGTTATCTACTGGTGGATTTGCCTCTGCATCAGCTTGTTGTTGCTGTTGCATTTCTGGAGGTAATGTTGGTCCACCAATACCTTGTTCTTCTTCTTTTGCAATCTGTTTCTTCATTTCAGCAATGGTCTCTTTGTCCATTTGAAGAACATTCTTTTGAACCCATTCCATAGAATAGTATCTACCGATATATGGGTCAACAGTTTGCAATACACCTAAACGTTCACGAAGAATCTCAGCATCACGCATTTCGGTGAAGTTGTTATCCTTCTTGTAGTTGTAGTAGATATCTTCTTTGAATTCTTCCCATTCTTCAAGTGTACAAATACCTTTTAGAACAAGTTGAATCTTCAATGCATTGTCAAAGATTTGTGAGAACTTGTTACGAAGTCTAACAATAAACTTTGTAAACTTAACTTCATCACGAGTAACTTCTGAGGTTCTACCAATACCAATCATACCACCTTGTTGTGGCTCTAAACGACTGATAGGTACATTAAGTGCTTGTAGAAGTTTGCTTCTGAAATACTTAACATCTTCTAGTTCACCAAGGTTTTGACCTGCTGGTAATGTAGTAATCTCTGTACCTTTACCACCTTCACGGCGAGGCAACCAGAAGTCTTCTAGCATTGACATGTGTTTACGGTCATCACGCAATTCACCAGTTGATGCATCGTAAACCATTTTGTTACGATACTTGGTCATAATGTCACGCAAGTATTGTTCCGCTTTACCTTTTGGTAAGTTACCAACGTCGATGTAGAAAATTCGGCGTTCAGGTGCTCTTGAAATACGGTAGATAACAACCGCATCTTCAATCATACGCAACTGATTGAGTGGCTTAATTGCCTTGTGAAGATAAGAAATGACGAATGTATTCTTTGCATCCATCAAACCAGAGTTTACATTGATAATAGCTTCTGGTGCAATGCGGACACCAGCGTTTACATTACTGGTGTATGTTTGTGTTGTTTGACCCTTATCATTGTAAACATAGTATTCGGCAATTGATTTGATAATCAATGTGTTTGTTTTTGGGTCTCTGTCTTTTTTGATTTCACGGACCTTGCGAATCTTGCGTGGGTCAATGTATCGTAATTCTTGGATGCCTTCTTTTGGTTTCTTCTCATCTACTACCACATGATAGTAAATTCTGCCGTCAATATACCAACGCTTGAAAAGGTCATCTGCTAAATTTCCAAAGTTCAACATCTTCAAGACGTTTTCGAACTCGTCAGAAATTTTCTTTTTAATTGTTTCTGGTTGTTGTAGATTATCTAAAACAATATCTACTGTTCTACCAGATTCATCGTGTGTAATGGCTTCGTTGACGATATCATCAATTGCCATTTCCAACTCTGGATGGTTGGCCATTTCACGATAACGGGTAATCAGTTCAATCTCATTGCGAACCGAACCCTCTAAATCTACATAAGTGCCGTAATAGGCATTTTGTGTAATCGTAACAGCACCATCGTCCATGGCTTCGGTTGGAAGCGTGAACGAAGGCTGTTCAGTCGGTTGAACCTGAACTATGTCTTTTTTGCCGAGTGTAAACCCGAATAACTTAACCGCCATTAATAATCATCCTATAAAATATAGAAGAAGGACCGAAGTCCTTCTCCTTAAGCCACACCGTCTTCTACTGATTCCCACCATTGGTATGATAGGTTTACAGTAAATTCTTCAATAGTATCGTTTGAACCCCAATCAACGTCAATAGTGGAAATGTCTGTTGGGAATACACCAATAAATTTATACTTCTTCAAAGTATCGCCTTTCTTACCAAATTGGCGAACTTCGGCATCAACAGTATAACCGCCTGGTGTCAATGCAAGTGGATTACGGATGTTTAAAGAATGGCTATTCATACCATTCATCCATCTTTCAAATGCATTACGAACCACGAAGTCTTCATCGTTGATGATTGTAATTGACCAGTCTGCAAATGTTCTGTTACCTGCAAACTTAATCTCACGACCAAAGTATTGAACAGGTACAGTACCAATTGTTGAACCAGGCAACTGTGCAGTCTTACACATGAATGTAAGCTTTTGTTGTGCATCTCCAGGATTTGCGAATCCTGGAAATGGCATGCTAACTTCAAACAGGTTTGGGCGTGCGCCGTCACCTGTCATCTGAGAGCGGAATTGATTTACGCTAAATGCCATTTATTTTCTCCTATCTCTCTTTATTTATTAGAAGCGGCCAACGATTTCGTCAAACGCAACACCTGTTCTAACAGCAACAAAGTTGAGTTGGATGAAGTTTACTG